GTTCAGGGTTGGGTTGAAGCTGCTATGGGTGCTGAAGCTGTACAGGGTTTGAAAGATGGATTGGATGCTAATATTGCAGACCAAAAGAATCCAACTTCTGTTACCAAAACTCTTGTTAGTTAATATATAATAAATTTTTAACTTTTTAGGAGAAACTAATGGAGAAAACTGAACAAGTAAACGAAAATCCAGTCATCATAACTTTAGATGACAAGGAATACAGAAGAGAAGATCTTAACAATGATCAATTAGTCATTGCTGCGGAACTTCAAGGCATTGCAAGAGATATGCAACAACTAGAAGCTCAGTACAACAGACTTAACAGAGATAAGAACTATCGTATCTTGGATTTTCAAAATAGCTTAACTGTAGAAGAAGTTGAAGCTGAAGAGGAGAAATAAATGTTTGAAGTATTAACTATCGCAAATTCAATTTTCATTATCTTCTTATGCTTCTTGCATAAAGATCTAATTAAAGATCTTTATCCTTCCGCACCTGTTCCTAAAACTAGGAGCAAGAAAAAATAATGTCTACTCGTGCTACCGCTTCTGATGTTCATTTAGAATTATCTAAGCATGAAGTACAATGCAGTGAGCGGTGGACACAAAACTGGAACAGAATGAAAAAGATAGAAGCTAGTATTGAGAGCTTAGATGCAAAGTTAGATACTCAATTTGAAAGATTGGATAAGAAGTTAACTAACATTATGATTGGCGGATTCATTTTAATTCTTGGTGCTTTATTAACAGCAGCATTCACATGAAATTTGCAAAAATTAAAAATCTAATAGGCACACTAGCACCAACCATAGGAACTGCTTTAGGCAGTCCATTAGCAGGAATGGCAGCCAATATTGTTGCTGAAGCATTAGGTTGTAAACCTGAAGCTAAAAGCATAGAGCAGGCTATTCAACAAGCTACTCCTGAACAAATGTTAGAGCTAAAGAAAGCTGAAACAGATTTTGAAATTAAGCTCAAGGAATTGGATGTTGATATCTTTGCTTTAGAAACTGCTGATATTCAAGATGCTAGAACCAAATTCAATAGAGATTGGACTCCTAGAATCTTGGGGTTTGCAACTATTCTTGGATTCTTAGGATATATATTCTTAGTAACGCTACAACCACCTGATGCTAATTCTGATACTATCGTATCTTTAGTGCTTGGCTATTTAGGCGGTTTGGCGAGTGCTGTTATCTCTTTCTATTTTGGAGCAAGTCATACTCCTGATAAAAATGGCTAAACCAAAACAATCAGTAACAAAAACTCACGATTATCAAAGATCTAAAACCAAACGAACATCTATTGGTGCTTCACCAAACACTTATCCAAAAAATAAAAAAGCACAATTTAAAAAATATAGGGGGCAGGGCAGATAATGTATCTCAAAATGAGAGAAGAACACTTTGATCTTGAATTAATCAAGAAACGCTTATTAGACTTTGAAGGTATGGTGCTAAAACCTTACCATTGCAAACAAAATTACTTAACTATTGGGGTGGGGCGTAACCTAGAGAGCAATGGAATAACTGAGGAAGAAGCACTATACCTGCTTGAAAACGATATTAAAGAAACAGTTGCTAAATTAGATAAGCAATGGTCTATTTGGACAACCCTACCAGTAAAAGCACAACAGGTTTGCATAGACCTAGTATTCAATATGGGCATCAACACTTTTATGAGCTTTAGAAAGACCAGAGCTTTCATGGAACTAGGAGAATGGGAGAAAGCTGGAGATGAACTCCTTAATTCTAAGTACGCAGAACAAGTAGGCAGAAGAGCAATATTCAATTCAGAGGAATTAAAGTCTTTGGCTTAATTTCTTATGGCTCTGCATCATACTCACCACATAGGTAATGCAGGAGAGTTTTTAGCTGCAAGCATCATTGCCCAAGTTGCAGACCAAGTATTCATAACCAGTCAAGGCATCGCAGATATAGTTTTTGAATACGATTACAAATTCTATAGATGCCAAGTCAAAACCAAATCACAACACGAAATCCATCGCATCAATTGGCGATTTGATCTGAGACGTAGCAAAGCAAAAGACAGACAATATCCGGAGAACACGATAGATCTGTATGCTCTGGTTTCTTTAGAGCTGCGGAACGTAGTCTTTATCAGAGATCATGATGATAAGCAGATCACCATCCAAGATGAACACATGAAGAACAATGATGCGGTCAAAAACCTCTTAGATATCTTAGAAAAATAATTTTATTTTTTTTTATCAAAACTATATACAAATATATAAATATATGGACAATAGTAATTATTAACTAATTATTTCAAAGGGGAAAAAATGAAAAAATTTAAATTTAACTGCACTTACACTGTAAATCTTGATGTTGCTATTGAAGCTAATACTCAGGAAGAAGCTGAGAAAATTATCAGAGATCTATCATATGGCGATGCTGAAACAGATAAAACTGTTAAAAGAGTCAGAATCAATGAACTTCTTAGTGAAAGAGAGGTGGCGTAATGGCAATGAAAAAATCAATACTAATTAAATTAATTGCTGAAGATCTAATAAATTTTCCGCTATATGGAGATGAAGTTATATCTCTTGAAACTGATAGTCCTTATGGAAAGGATATAACTTATGCCAAACATCTTAATCAGTGGTGCTTTTCAGGATGGAGAGGTAACAACTTTTTTGATGGTTATTGGGATTATGTTCATCCTCATAATTTAGAGAATTTTTTATACAAATTATCTAATAAAGATCTTTTACATCTTCGTAAAGTTAGGGGAATTATTTATCAAGAGGATGCAGCCTAATGAAATCAATCAGATTACTCAAGTGGGGTGGTGGCTATGTCACCATCCCTACAGAAAGCATCAGAGGTATTATCAATAGCTACGAAGGTACTTTGGTCTACACCACTGACAATGTGTACAAGGTTACTGCTTCTAAAGCAGAGATTGAAGAGCTATTGTTAAGGAGAGCATCATGAATAAACCAGATATCAATATGAACCAACAACCAATAGATAGAGTTGTGCAACTTTTGAATCTTGGTTTCTCTGAAAAAGAAGTTTACAAAGATATGTTGGAGCATTGTTCTCTATCCTTAGATACAGAATTAAAAAAAGAATCAATGAGATATTTGATTACACAAACAAACAAGATGAATGTGTTTGCAACAGGAGAGCATCATGAACACATCTAACCACGAACTATATTTCACCTCTAGCAAAGGTGTAGTGCAATGGGATTGGAAGGGTGAGAACTCACCTAGTGACAATCCTAGTCCCAAGTATAAGGCATACAACTATCAATGGTATGTGCCTAAGAAATCAGAATTCACAATCATTAGTGACTTACCTGCAACAGATAAGCAGCAAGTCAAAGATGAACTGTGGGCATCTCTGGAAGCTGAGATTGATTACATGAAGGCTATCAGGAAAGTCCATTTAACTAACCAGAAAAACAGAAAGGGGGTTTAACATGGTTAATTTTACATTAGGAATAATCGCAACTTTGGTTGCACAAAAGCTGTACCAAGCATACAAAATTAGACGTAGGCATTATCTTGCTTGGAGATATGTGCCACATCAATACAGGATAAAAGGATGATTGATCAAGAATTTGTAGCGGTACTTACCTTCTTACTATTCATTGGAGCTGTTTTCTTTATGGTGCAGAAATAATGGGTGAGAAAGAAGGTAAATTAACCAGAGACGATAGATTAAGTGCAAGCACTTATTCTCAAGCGAATGGCAACAGTCCTTATGGCTCAAGACAAGAGCTTATAGACAGAGCTATTAGAGCTAGTGAAGGAGAGAACGTTAGAGTGGAGCTAGACAGCGTGGCAGTTAATCTAGGTCATTTCATGGAAGGTCATATCATTCGCTATGCATGTGAGAAGCTAAATCTCAGGGATGTAAAAACGGAGTTTGGTCAGAAGTTTGAGCATCCCTTCTTCCCTGTTGAATGTTCTTTAGATGGAACTGCAATCGCAGATGATCTGACGTATGTAGAGAATCCAGATAAAGGAGTTTACATTCCAGAAGGTGATGAAATTCACTTAGATGGCATGGGTGTTATTGAGTGCAAGCTGACAAAAGCATATCCACCGCAAGACGGTAAACCTGCTATTTGGAGAGGATGGGAGCAGCTCAAGACACAGGTCGAATGTGTTGGGTGCAACTGGGGTGTCTTGGTTGTCTTCTATCATATTCAACCTGCGATACATTATTACTTCTATCAAAGAGACCCTGCTTTTGAAGCGGAACTGAAACAAGTTGCAGAAGACTTTCAATACAGAGTCGATACCAAGACTTACTATGACCCTGTAACTTCTGATGATGCATGGTTGAAGTATCAGAAAGTGATTCCAGATGAGGTGGCAGAATTGCCTGCTACAGCGATTAATTTATTAGCTCAGATAGAAAGACTAGATGAGAACATAAAAGCATCGCAGAAAGCACGAGATGCTCTGCAGGCTACGATCATGGATATGATGGGTAATGCAGAGAAAGCTGTTGCAGGTGAGTACGAGATCTCATGGGGCAACATTAGGTACAAGGCACAACCTGAAAAGTTAGTGGAAGCTAAACCAGAAAGGATTGTGAGACGTAAGAACATTAACTTTAGAAGGGTAGCAACGTAGGAGATATGTATATCTTGAAGGAGAGTTTTGTTGCTACCCAAATTTTATTATATACTTCTTGAAGGAGAGTTTTATGGATACTGAAAAAGAAAATCAAAATAATCAAGTTGACAACAAGGAACTAAGGGCAGTATGGATTGAACCAGATGTTCATGATCTTTTGTGGCAATACAAAGTCAAGCATCGCAAGAAGTCTATCGGTGAGGTTGCAGGGCATTTCATCAAGCTAGGTATTTGTAACGAGGAACTTGGGAAATGAGTGAGTACACAGACGAAGTAGCAAGACAAAGACTCAAGATAAGAGTTGAGAAGTGGCGTAAATGTGTTAAAAGCATTTATGCTGAAAATACTCCTAATGGCTCATTTATGACAGTTACTTATAACGATGATTCTATTAAAAGAATTAATGAGGATGGTACTGAGAGCTATACAACATCACCGCATGATGATGATAGCTTGGTTTGGATGTTTACTCATGGAGAATCAACGCTGTGGTAAATAGCAGAAACAAGGGTGCTGCATTTGAACGTAAGATCGTGAATCTAATTAATAAAAGATTAGAGGAACTTGGTCATGAAGATGTAGTCAAAAGAAATCTAGATCAGTATCAAACAAAAGGCGAAGCTGATATCTACTTGCGGAACTTAGCGATTGAATGCAAATGCTATGCAGGAGACCCAATCAACTTTGCTAAAGGCTCTTGGTGGTCACAAGTATGCGAAGCAGCAGGAAACAGTCATACTCCAGTGCTTGTCTATAAGTACAACACTGGTCGTATTAAATATGTCATACCTGCTCATGCTGTTTGTCCAGATGACAGGATGCCTAAAAATAACAACACCGTAATGTTTGGAGATTTTGATGACTTTCTCGAGTCTCTTAATGTTATATTACAGACATGTACATAATGTATGACAATGCTTTTGAATTGTTTTGCCAACAGCGATATCAAAATTACTGTTTGGCATGCGATATCATGGGAATTACTGAAATCGGTACTTACCATGATTGGAGAAACTCTAACATCGAATGGTTAGAGGATTTATATTTACAAAGTGAAGATCGTTTGCTTCACTAATCACTTAATAGGAGATATGTATGAGTGAAGATTTTTTCAGCAATGAAAGCAGCTCTGAGGGCGGTTCTTTAAGATTCTTAAAGTATCTGGTCAAAGAGAAAATGTGGATGGTAGGAGAAGATTCTGTTGATCTTTCTTACGTTCAAGTTGATGTAGAAACTATGAAAACAGGTATCGGTAGATACTCAGGCGGTTATGAATTTGAGTGGTCACCTGTATTTGGTTCTAAGTTATACAAAGACGGTTGGTCTGATGCTGTTAGTGTTTGGCTAATGATTCATGGTGAAGATAAACCAGTATTGTTAGAGACAATGGCAGGACATCAAGTGAGAGCATTCAAGAGCATGTATGAGCAGATCAGAAATGATTTTAGGAATAACCTTCCCAATCTACCTGTCTTCTCTTATAAAGGCTCAGAGACGTTCAAAACCAAAAGCGGTTATGACAGTGCATCACACACATTTAAGCTAGAAGGCTACAAACCAAGAAAAGACGGTTTTGTTGTACCAGAATGGTTTAAAGAAGAAGCAGCAGTTGATGCTGAGGTAACGAAGACAGAGGAACTTAAATCAGAAGACATTCCATTCTGATGACTAACGAGGACTGGGCATCAATAGCTAGACCTGTTGCCTTAGAAGTATTAGGCGAGCCTACATCTGAATCATCTTCTGAGATGAGGTGGAATAAAAAGGGCAGCATGTGCTTGAATAAGGACACAGGTCAGTTCTATGATTTTGAAAATCGTGAAGGTGGCGGTACTCATTGGTTTCTAAATAAGTTTGACGTAGACGTGAAAGAAACGTTAGATAGATTTGGTTTTAGTGATGTGGGAGAAAATTTAGGCACTACTTATTTTTTCCCTTCTCAAAAGGTGTCTAAACCTTCCGCATCACTATCCTCAGAAGAGCTGAGAAAGCTCTGGACTGAAGCGGTAGTTAAAATCAAGTATGCAGACAATTTTATTGTTCTCAGATTCCCTGAGGGACATAAAAGAAGTTATCAAAAATATTGTCCATTTAGTAAACAAGAGAATGATCAATGGCTCATGAAGAGACCATCTGGGCAATTGCCTTTATATTTAACACCTAACAGAGATGCGACACTACCTGTCGTATTGGTCGAAGGTGAGAAAGCAGCAATAGCTGCAGAAAAGATATATGAAGGGCAAGTAGCTTGTCATCATGGCGGTGTTAGCGGATGGAGCAAAACAGATTGGTCACCGTTGTTTGGTAGAGATGTATTTATTTTTCCAGATAATGATGATGCAGGTTTTGGATTTGCTAACGATATTGGTACTTATCTAGAGACACATAAGTGTAATGTTTGGAAAGCTAAACCACCTGTTGAATTAAATGAGAAAGAAGATCTGCATGAAGCATTAGAAAAAGGCATTTTTAGCAGTTCTGATGTGTTTGTGAATTATGTCAAAAGCAATCCATTACAAAGACCTAAAGGAACTTTCTATTTAGAACGTGCTGATAAGCTAATGTCAGAAGTAGATCATCCTGAATGGTTAATAAAGAATGTGGTTGAGAGATCAAGTCTCTTAGGCATATTTGGTAAACCTAAAGATGGTAAATCTTTTGTGGCTATCGCAATGGCAGCATCTATTGCTAAAGGCTCTAACTATTACGGTTATGAGACAACTCAAGCACCAGTAGTTCTGTTAGCAGGTGAGGGTCTCAGAGGTGTTAAGCGTAGACTTGCTGTGTATTCGCAAGAAATGCATGATCTAAGCGGTTGTCCTTTGTTCTTATCTAACAGAGGAACAAGAGTTCTGGATGATGATGAGTTTGAGAAACTAAAGCAAGAACTGGATTTGATTGAAGCAAAACAAGGCTCAATCGGATGTATTATTTTCGATACCTTAAACAGAAACTACGGCAGTGGCTCAGAGAACTCCACAGAGGACATGACATTGTTTATCAGTAGGTTAGATAGTCTTATTCATAAATACAACGCTGCGGTGATCGTAGTGCATCATACAGGACATAATAACTTTGGCAGACAAAGAGGGTCATCTGTTCTTGGTGCATCTATGGACTATGAATTTAAGGTCACGAGAGAAGATAGCGGTGGTGATATGTTTGTAACTGTTGAGCAGACCCTTAATAAAGATGGTATGGGCATGGCTACTATGGACTTTAAGTTTGTAGAAGCTCAGATAAATGGGTTTGACGGATTAACATCTGGATACTTAGAACTTACGGAAGATAAACCTGAAATTAAGAAGTCTATGAATGCAGCTCATGCAATGATAGATAAAGCACTTACTAATCTTGCGACACTAAAGGTCGTAGCAGATGGTGGTGCTTCAGAGGATTACTGGTTCAAACCAAGTGATCTAACAGGCAAGGTCAAGAAGGTTAGAGGTGAAGGAATTATGTCTGATGGCAATATTAGGACTTATTTAAGCAAAATGAAGGAGTCTGATGATATATGTCATGACCCTAAAACTGACACTTATCAATCTATTCAATACAAAAGAAAGGTCGATTTTGATGAAATTAACTAATAATTTACTGCATAAAACTGCATATAAACTGCATAAAACTGCATATAAATTATCAATTTTTCCGCATATTTCTGCATATATACCCTTAGGGTATATGCAGTATGCGGTAAATAATGGGCAGTAAACTTTATGCGGAAGAAGAATACAATATTAGAAAAGAAAGAATTTAGTCCTCATGTTCTGAGACTGATAAAAGAGTACAAACAACAGGAGATTAATCTTCTCAATCTATGGGGAAGTGAAGCAAGAGTCCTATCGCTTGTGTCTAACGAATTACGTCTTAAATTTAAAAAGGCACGTGATTTATACGGAGATGCATATCACTCAAAAGACGATGCCAAGATGCTTGAAATGATCAATATGATGAAACGTGCTTTTGACGTTTTGATTAAAGATCTAAGAGATCAGGGCTATCGAGAAGTAGAAGCTGATATCAGATGCTTTGATTGGGATGGTGATCTCTGGTATGTGACAGATATGGATTATCAATTACCAAGAGCAAGAGCAACAACTGGAGACCCTAATGCAAATTACATTAGCATTCAGGAACTATTGCGAGCTGTACCAAAAGAGATGATGGACATGAGACTTCTGTTAGCTAAACAATTTGAAGGTAGTAGCTTTCAGTATGTGAAGAAAGTAAAAAGCAATGATAGTTAGATTTAGTAAACAGGAAACATCAGAATGCAAACAAGCAGCATCATTAAGATGGCAATTAGCTAGAGCTGCTAATGTAGCTAATCAAAGAAAAGACCAGTCAAGAACAGATCAAGATATTGATTATATTGGAGTAAAAGGTGAATTAGCTGTTGCTAAAGTGTTGCAAATCAATCATGACATACACAAAGGTGGCATAGACCCAAATATAGATATGTGGTATCTAGAGATATCTATAGATGTTAAAACCACATTTAAACCGAATGGTCATTTGATATTCAAAAGTCTTGATGCTTTCAAATCCGATATAGCTATTCTTTGCTCTAAGGTTGAAGACTCTGAAGATATATTGATTGAGGGTTGGTGTACCAACAAAGAATTTAACAATGAAGCAAGAATGGTAAATCTTGGTGCATACGAATGCTTAGGAATTCCAAGTGTTGAGCTACGTAAGATAGAGCAATTGTGGAAATTTTTAACAATGAAAAGAGTTCAATAGGAGAAGAAATGACTGGGAAAGGTAGCAGACCTAGAAAGATTAAAGATTATAAAAAGTTCTCAGAAGCATGGGATAAAATATTTGGCAACAAGAAAGATAAATCTAAGAAGGAGAAAAAATGAAGAAAGATATGGTCAACCATCCACCACATTACAATAGCGGTGGAGTAGAATGCATCGATTACATCAAACAACAATTGGGTGCTAACTTCCCTTCATATCTAGAAGGCAGTATCATTAAGTACATGCATAGGCATAAATATAAAGATGCCAACATACAAGATCTGCAGAAGGCTAGATGGTATCTGGATAAGCTAATAGAACATTATGAAAACTTATGAAACAAAAGAAGACTATTGATTTAGATTATAAATGGCTCAAGAAACAAATTGACTCAGGCAAGTCGTCACATGATGTGGCTAACAGCTTGGATATCAGCAAGAGTAGTGTGCTTAGATATGCAGATGAGTTTGGTCTTAAGTTCAAAGGTAAGTCTCATTGGAGAAAGATATGACAGTTAAGATAGATATCAGAACTAACGTTAAAGAATTAGCAGCAGAATTAACTTTATTTCAAAAGAAACATCTGCCAAACATAGTATCTGATGCATTGAATGAAGTAGGTGTTGATGCAGTCAATGCATTGAGAAGTCAGTTCGCTAAGAAGTTAGACAGACCTAAACCAGACACTGTTAAATCACCAATACTCTTTAAAGCAAAACCTAAAGACTTGTCTGCATTGGTATTGATTAAAGATAAGTGGAATAAAGGTAAAGCACCTGCTGAATATCTTGAGCCAATGTTAGAAGGCAGCACACGTCTACCAGAGAAGAACTTTGTTATCACACCTAGAGACGTAACCAAGACCAACAGGTTTGGTAACATCACTAAGGCACAGCGAACCAAGTACTTCGAAGATAAAGAAAAATATTTCACTGGTATTCCTAAGGGAATGCCAGATGCTAAGTATGGTATCTGGGAACGGATGGGCGGTGGTGCAAGTGGTAGTAGCATCAGGAAAGTAGTTAACCTAGCCAAGTCACAACGATTTGCAAAACGCTTTGACTTCTTCAAAACAGTTAATGGAATTGTTAAAGCCAAGATGGATAAGGCATTAAGCAGGAACATGAAGCGATATGTCAAATAGCTGCAGATTCATATACATAGGTTC